TCTTTGAAATTATTTTCATCAACTCTGGTAAGTTTGCAGAGTGATACCTTTGTAGTGAAGTCATAGTGTCCTCCTAAAGCGACTTTATTAATTGAACCCTTTCGGCATTCATCTATATTTATAGCACACCACACAAAAAAAGGGGATGTTGCATCCCCTACAATGTTATTCAGTTACCTCTACCTTTTTCTTTTTACCACCAATATTATACTTTGTTTCTAATATCCAGTCTCCCTTATCTTTATAAGATAAAACTTTTATCTGATTGAGTGGTGCCACATCTTGTATTGATTCTGCACTTACAATACCAACAAGTCCCCAATCCACTAATAGTTGTGCAATACGATTTCTTCTTTGCACATCATTAGATGTAAGATTCGCATGCTTACCATCTAACGCAAATAATTCTTTGAAGTGTACTAGAAAGTATCTTCCCTGTTTATGTAGAATATGACAGGATTGATAAATTTTCTTTTCCTTCCTTGATGCGACACCAATACGAGTCAGTGTTTCTCTTACCTTGAGAAAATCATCTGGTTCATTCAATGTCACTTCGACCATCTGTTCAGGATTCCATTTCACATCAGGTTCCTTAAGAACGCTCATTGTCTTCCTCCAATATCAAGTTTAGATTTAATAAAGTTCAGTTGTTCTTTTGTAAGAATCTTTAGAATCTGTTCCGCTTTAGCATTACTACATTCATAGTATGTTTTGACACTATCAAGGTCTTTGATTTTGTCTTTACGCAACCAAGGAGAAAACCTTTTTTTCTTCCTCACTATATGTATAAAAAAGTCATGTTGCATCTTCTTTGGAAGAAATGGATACTTATTCATTTCATTTGCAAACATCACTGTGTCAAGATGTCCTGATAAACACTTGTTAATTATGAATGGAGGATATTCTTTTTCGATTGATGGATCTTCATCGATCATGTTTTTCTTGTTAAGGTTGATCGAGTTCAACCAATCTTTCAATTCAGTCATAATTAATCAATGATATAGTTGGTATATCAGCAATATGCTTTCTACCGTTCAATTCAGATAGTTCTATTATAAACGCACATCCTACTAATTGTCCACCAACTTGTCGTATGAGATCAGCGGAGGCCTTCGCTGTTCCACCTGTAGCAAGTAGATCATCAATTAATAATACTTTTTTATCTTTTAGTACATCAGTTGCAATCTCCAATCTATCTTCACCATACTCCAAACTATAATTAACACCTACAACATCTCCGGGTAATTTTCCTTTCTTTCTTATAGGAACAAATCCAATTACTTCTTTTGCTGCTAATGCACCACCAATTAAAAAACCTCTTGATTCAATACCTACAATGTAATCAGGTTTTAAATTTTTCTTTTGTAATTCTTCTATAAAATCACTAAAGTTACTCATCATTACAGATGTCGCTACAGGATCTTGCAATAATGGAAACATGTCCCGAAAAAGAATACCTTTCTTTGGAAAATCAGGATATGATTTTACATAGTCTTTTAATTCATTCATTATCAATAATATAAGAGGGTGGAATATGATGGTCATTCCAATGACGAATGTTACCACCAACAATAAAACAGTTTGTAATTATGAGTTGAAGAAATATAAATGTTCTTATCATCGCGACATAATCTGCTTCCTTATCATTTTTTCCAGATTTGTCACCTAGTGCCTTCGCCCATATTCTCCATATTTTATGCATACTTTAAATGCCTTGATCTTTTTGACTTTCAAAAAATTCTTGCATTGTTGATTGCATCTGTCCTTTATTTTCTTTAGGATCTAGTTTATTATATCCCTTAACCTTTTTCCAATTACTATAAAGTGCTTGAAGATGCCATGATTGTGATAGACTCTTAGGGCCATTTTCAAGTAATTCAAGTTCCATTTTGTTACTGGTGTAGGATTTGTATTCCTCTCTCCAGTTTGAATCATCATAAAGTGGTGTTGTCATTTGTTATATGCGAAAGTTTTACCTTTGATTTGGGATTGTCCCTCTGGGTTTTTACCTTGCGGTTGGAATTTACCCACACCTATTCCTTTTGTTTTTGGGCCAAGTCCACCCTTTCTTGTTGCTGATAGTGTACCACCTTTTTTAGTTGATGTCAATACAGAGTCCTGTCCATATTTCTTACCTAACTTCTTAACTTCTTTCTTAAACTTTCTTTTACCCATCTTACCACTATCTATTACATGACTTCTTTCCTTTACCTTAGTTTCCTTTCCTGTCTTTTCATCCTTCTCATTATACGATCCAGTTACCTTTGTAGCACCTCTTTTAAACTTACCACGAATATCTTTATCTAACTGCTTTGCCCTTGCACGATTTTCTTTTGCAGAAAGATTAGATCTGGATGCAGACATTACAGCAATACCACCCTTATCTGATTTACTTTTTATTCTGGCAAGACTACTTTCATCTATAAATTGTTTAAATGTCTTCATCCTTCTTACTAATTTTTAAGTATTTATTATCTAATGATTTGTATATCATCATCTTCCGTCCATAATTCTACTTTATTTCTAAACCTACCTTCTGTTTTTAACTTCTCATATCTCTTACTTGCTTTCTTCTTCCACCATGACATAATATTTTCAAGATAAAACTTATCCCAGTTTTGTCCACGAACTAATTTATCCTGCTCACCTGCTATCACTTCACGCACATTACCATAACCATAATCAGATATGTAGAATCTTTTCTTCTCAGTAAGATTGAATGCCATATCAATGACCTGATTAAAATGATTTAACTTCTTTTTATCTTGTAAACTATTTTTGATAATTGATATCATTCTTCTTTGTCTTTTTAACTTCTTAGATGATGCACGATTTTCAGTAAGTGGTTCGTTATTATTCCACTCTGTAAATTTATCATGTAGATTATGAAATGCCTCTTTGTATAGAACAGGAATAAATTTACTGTCTGTCAAACCTTTAAATCTCATAAAAGGTTTGAGTCCATCATACTGTGATGCAGAACTACTTGATCCATAGAGAGAGGTTGTTTCAAATAATGCTATATCTTTTTCAAATATATTGTTTAGTTTTTCTCGAATAAAATGTGACACACATATCAATGCCAAAAGTTTACCACCAAGATAATTATATCCAAATGGTTGTGAAGGAACTATGGCAAATCCCATTACAGCATGACGATTAAATATCTTAAGATCAGGTGCTTTTCCTAACCATTCATTTCTAGGTTTTGAATTTATTAAGGGTGATTGTAGACGAATAAATCCAACTATCTTATTTGTATTTTTTTCATACACCATTAATCGTAATTCACGACCGGGAATATTATCTTCATTATTGTGAGATGATACAGAACTCAAAAGGTTTCGATAATAATCTTGAGGTATTCCATTTTGGAATCTATCACCAACGAGACGAATATCAAACTCCATGTCATTTGGATGAATATCTTGATTAAAGAAATCATCTTTTGGATCATCTAATATACTTGATTTAGTTACGACTGATTTTTTAACATGACGAAGATATTCTTCAAGATTAGTAAAGTTTTGGAAGTAGTCAATAAATTGATCTGCTGCCCATGATGCTTTATCATCGTCAATTTGTTTAATCGTCATAATGGCATAATTCCATACGGATTATTTTTTTTCTGTAGAAGTTCCATTTCGAGTTTAATCTCAATCATTTCAGTAAGATCTCTCACTGTTTCTGACATAGTGCGATATCCATTACCAACATAGATTTGTCCAGCCATAACTGCAATGGTAGCAGCACCCCAGAAAATGTAATACTTACCAGATTTAATTTGGTGTTTTATTTTCTGTATTGGTTTCTTGCTCATTTTCATAATTTTTACTTGGATAATAAACCTCAACATATGAATTACATCGAGGGCATGATAAGTTAGTAACCATACTATACTCTGCTTCATCAAAATCGTCAAGATCATGATCACCACCCCAGATTAGTTCGGTATCACAGTGCCAACAATTCATTCAATAATATCCTCTAATTTGTATAGTGAAATAAATTCAATCTCATTATTTTCCCATACCTTATGATTCTCCTGACGATCAACGATTGCAATGACACGATTGACAACATATCCTGCATTACGCAAAACATTCACTGCTTTAATTGCACTACTCCCTGTGGTAGTAACATCCTCTAATACTGTAACAACTGAACCCTTTGGTGGTTTGTTACCTTCAATGACTTCTTTTGTTCCATACCCTTTTGGATTTTTTCTTACTATGAGTGCGTCAATATGCTTACCAGAATAATATGCTTTCTGTGCAATACCACATACTAATGGATCAGCACCAAGTGTGAGACCACCAACTGCAACTGAGTTATCTTCAATATGTTCAATCATTAAATGTGAACATAATGCATTGCCCTCACAAGACAATGTAACTGGTTTACAGTTAATATAATGTTCTGATTCTTTACCTGATGATAAAGTAAAGTTTCCTTTTTTGTATGCTCTTTCTTTAAGAAGATGCAATAGTGTTTTTCTATGTGTTTCCATTACAGTATCAGTTTCTTAGTTGGTTTTGATATCTTACCAAACATTGAATTATACTGTTCGATAATTTCTTCTTGAGGATTTGCCATGTATACCACATACTTTTTAGTCACTTCAAGTTTATCTTTTTGAAGTAAAGGAGACCACGGAGCAAATGCAATTTGTCCTTGTTTTTGTGACGGTACTGCCACAATCGGATCAGTGATTGTAATTGA